AACACCCTGGGCATCGTCGGAGAAAACGACATCCAGGCCGCACAAGCGGAGGACACATACGCCCGAATCCTTTACAAGATGTGCGGCGCGGATGAAATCTGACGAAAAGGAGGATTAAGACAATGGCGGATGTATTCACGCTGGACAGCACCTACCTTGCGGCGAAGCGGAAGGAGATCAAGAACGATCCTTCCTACGCGCGGTACAAGGTGGGGAGCACCTGGTATCAGGCAAAGATCGAAAATGCCGAAGTGCTGAACAGCGGCGTTGTGGAAGTGACGTTCCTGATTGACCACACCGTAAGCGGCAACATTACGGTGACGGGCGTCGAGCTGTACGACCACAACGGCGTGAGGATCGGCAGCAAGGCGGTGAGCATTGCGAGGGCGGACGCCACCGAGGGCATTTTGTATGTTTGCCGGTTCCAACTGTTCCAGGTCACGGAGAACACCAGCAATACCGGCGCGTATGACGCGCTGTAAAGGGAGAAGGTGAAAACAGTATGAGCTACAACAAGCGGATTGGATGGAAAGACCATGTGGTGCAGCGCCCCAGGACGTACACCGAAGCGACCAACAGCGACGGGAGCAAGACCTTTACGCCCGCGCCCGGAACGGTGATCCAGCAGGGCACGGCACAGAGCGCGACCAACTTCAACACCATGGATGAAGCCTTGCAGCATATCAGCATCGCCTACGATATGCTCATGACGATTCACCAGGCGGAGGTTCGGGATGCACAGAAACGGATCGAAACCCTGGAAGCCCAGGCTGCGACCCTGACAAGCTGATTGAGAGGAGGACACCCCGATGGATGAAAACGAAATCCTGACCCCGGAGGAGGAAATCACGGCGGAGGAAGTTATGCCCGACGTGCCGGAGGACGACCCGGAGGAATGGGATCGCAAGCGCAAGGAAGCATGGGAAGCGGAGCTGGCCCCTTTCAAGGCCCTGCGCGCCCAAATCAACGAACACGACGAGCTGATGGCCGAAACCTTGTATGAGGTTACGATGCTGGAACTCGGAGAAATGGAGGGATAAAAAATGGCCTATAACCTGATGAAGCGGATCATTCTGAACGCGAAGAAGGACGGCACGCTGGAGGAAAAGCGGGCCGGGATCATGGACAAGCTGGACGCCTTTCTGGCCGCTGACCGGCTGACCGCCGACCAGTACAGGGAGCTTGTGGGGCTGATGGACGAATGAGCCTGACGGCCTGGATCGCCGGGAAAATCATTGACCGGCAGTATAACAAAATTCTGAAAGGAATGGAGGTAAACACCATGACTTACAAGCTGATGAAGCGGATCATCGAGAACGGCATCAAGAAGGGCAATCTTGACCGCGAATCCACCATGCAGAAGCTCGACGTTTTCCTGATGGCTGACCGCATCACCGTGGAGGAGTACCAGGAACTCGTCGAAATGATGGAGGAGGGCGGCACGGATGAATAACAGCCCTCTTGAATTTCTGGCGAAGAAGTACGGTAACGTCGTGAAGTACGACGCGGACGGCAACGTGGCCGGTATCTTCGTCAAATTTCCCAAAATGAAAAGCTCCGACCTGGTGGCGGGGCTGCCGGAGCACACGCACCCGGCCTTTATCATCAACGGCGTGGAGCAGGATTACATTCTGCTTGGCAAGTACAAGGGCGGCGAGAACGGCGTTTCCGGCGGCGCGCTGGTGAGCCTGCCGAACATCAACCCGGCCCGGAGCCTGGGCGCGGATCAATGCCTTTCCCGCATGAAGCTGGCTGGCCCCGGCATTACCGGCATGACCTGTGCGGACTACGGCTTTATCAAGCTGCTGGCGCAGAAGAACGGCTGGAAGCCGCACGGAAATACCGCCTGGGGGCAGGCGCGCCAGGACGCGAGCGCCTGGGAAACCGGCAAAGCGCTGACCGTGAACACGGAAAGAGCTTACAACGGGTACGTCTACAAGTGCCTGATTGCCCACACCACGGCGGCGGAACTGCGGCCCGACCTGGCCCCGACCTATTGGGAGAGGGGCAAGTTTGTGGGCGGCATCAGCAACGACGGCACGCCCGACGCGGCCCATCAGACCGGCTATCGGACGCTGAACGGCACCGGCCCGCTGGACTGGTATCTGGGCAGCGACCCGGCCCTGCTGGCGGACATCATCGGCTCCAGCCTGGAACAGCAGTACGGCTACCGCATCGTGGACTGTGAGCTGCAAATCCTGGAGAACAACAACGCCGCCGACCCGGACGCCGACCTGTCCGCTTCTTCCGCCGCGTGGCGCGCGATCCTGCCGAACAACAGCGACAACGGCTATACCCTCGTCGCCCCTGGCACGGCGGGTACGCTCCATTGGAACTGGCTGAATGGGCATATCACCCTGGACACGCAATGCGACGACCTGACCGTGGGCAGCAAGGGCGAGAGTTTCAGCACGGTTGCGGTGAATACCACGCGCCTGCCTTATGTGCCGAGCATTGTTTACGAGCTGGGCCTTATCAAGACCGGCGCGGGCGACGACACCCCCGGCTATTACTACGTCAACTTCGTGGCGGGCGAGCGCTTCCCCCGTCGCGGCGGCAGCTACGGCGACGGCAGCAGCGCGGGGCTTGGCTATGTCTATGCCCTCGCCGAGCGCGGCCACGCCAACAACAACTATGGGTGCCGCCCCCGCTCCCTCTGAACCCCTGGAAACTGAATACTGAACCCCTGACCGGGGCCGCCTGATAGGGCGTGCCCCATCAACCCTTTTCCCCGTTATCACGCGCGCGTTAATAGTTTCCATGACGCGCGCGTGATGGGGAATAAAATCCGCCGGACGGAGAGAATGATATGCCGGAATTTAAGTACGACAAGAGCAATCCGGGGCCATGCTGCCAGAAAATCGACGACATGATCCAATACGCGCGCCCCATCGTGGAGCGCTGGCCGGCTGACCGCCGACCAGTACAGGGAGCTTGTGGGGCTGATGGACGAATGAGCCTGACGGCCTGGATCGCCGGGAAAATCATTGACCGGCAGTATAACAAAATTCTGAAAGGAATGGAGGTAAACACCATGACTTACAAGCTGATGAAGCGGATCATCGAGAACGGCATCAAGAAGGGCAATCTTGACCGCGAATCCACCATGCAGAAGCTCGACGTTTTCCTGATGGCTGACCGCATCACCGTGGAGGAGTACCAGGAACTCGTCGAAATGATGGAGGAGGGCGGCACGGATGAATAACAGCCCTCTTGAATTTCTGGCGAAGAAGTACGGTAACGTCGTGAAGTACGACGCGGACGGCAACGTGGCCGGTATCTTCGTCAAATTTCCCAAAATGAAAAGCTCCGACCTGGTGGCGGGGCTGCCGGAGCACACGCACCCGGCCTTTATCATCAACGGCGTGGAGCAGGATTACATTCTGCTTGGCAAGTACAAGGGCGGCGAGAACGGCGTTTCCGGCGGCGCGCTGGTGAGCCTGCCGAACATCAACCCGGCCCGGAGCCTGGGCGCGGATCAATGCCTTTCCCGCATGAAGCTGGCTGGCCCCGGCATTACCGGCATGACCTGTGCGGACTACGGCTTTATCAAGCTGCTGGCGCAGAAGAACGGCTGGAAGCCGCACGGAAATACCGCCTGGGGGCAGGCGCGCCAGGACGCGAGCGCCTGGGAAACCGGCAAAGCGCTGACCGTGAACACGGAAAGAGCTTACAACGGGTACGTCTACAAGTGCCTGATTGCCCACACCACGGCGGCGGAACTGCGGCCCGACCTGGCCCCGACCTATTGGGAGAGGGGCAAGTTTGTGGGCGGCATCAGCAACGACGGCACGCCCGACGCGGCCCATCAGACCGGCTATCGGACGCTGAACGGCACCGGCCCGCTGGACTGGTATCTGGGCAGCGACCCGGCCCTGCTGGCGGACATCATCGGCTCCAGCCTGGAACAGCAGTACGGCTACCGCATCGTGGACTGTGAGCTGCAAATCCTGGAGAACAACAACGCCGCCGACCCGGACGCCGACCTGTCCGCTTCTTCCGCCGCGTGGCGCGCGATCCTGCCGAACAACAGCGACAACGGCTATACCCTCGTCGCCCCTGGCACGGCGGGTACGCTCCATTGGAACTGGCTGAATGGGCATATCACCCTGGACACGCAATGCGACGACCTGACCGTGGGCAGCAAGGGCGAGAGTTTCAGCACGGTTGCGGTGAATACCACGCGCCTGCCTTATGTGCCGAGCATTGTTTACGAGCTGGGCCTTATCAAGACCGGCGCGGGCGACGACACCCCCGGCTATTACTACGTCAACTTCGTGGCGGGCGAGCGCTTCCCCCGTCGCGGCGGCAGCTACGGCGACGGCAGCAGCGCGGGGCTTGGCTATGTCTATGCCCTCGCCGAGCGCGGCCACGCCAACAACAACTATGGGTGCCGCCCCCGCTCCCTCTGAACCCCTGGAAACTGAATACTGAACCCCTGACCGGGGCCGCCTGATAGGGCGTGCCCCATCAACCCTTTTCCCCGTTATCACGCGCGCGTTAATAGTTTCCATGACGCGCGCGTGATGGGGAATAAAATCCGCCGGACGGAGAGAATGATATGCCGGAATTTAAGTACGACAAGAGCAATCCGGGGCCATGCTGCCAGAAAATCGACGACATGATCCAATACGCGCGCCCCATCGTGGAGCGCTGGCCGAGCTTCCATAAGCGGAGCCTGGGCGTGGACATCATGCAGGAAATGTACACGATGCTGCGGCTGGCGACAAAGGCCCGCCTGCGGTACATGAACAAAAGCACGCTGGCCGACCTGGACACCAGCAAGGCCGTGCTGGACATCTTCATCCAGCAGGCGAACAAGATCATTTTCACGGACAAGAGCGGAAAAACAAGGCGATTGCTCACGGATCAGAGCTATGGCGAATGGTCAAAGAAGATTGACGAGATCGGGGCTTTGATCGGCGGCTGGATGAATAGCGTATCTGGCCGCAAGAGTGGCGATAGCAGAGGGAACGCGCCGTGATTTGGACGGTCTGAATCCATGCGTTCTTTAGCGCTTCCCCCGTCGCGGCGGCAACTACAACAACGGCAGCAACGCGGGGCTTGGCTATGTCAATGCCAACAACGAGCGCGGCAACGCCAACAACAACTATGGGTGCCGCCCCCGCTCCCAGCATATATTACGCGCCGCGAGATTACGAATCAGCGGCCATCCGCTGATGGGAGGGGTGCGTTTCCTCGGCCCGAAGGGGCTAAACAAAAATCCTGACGCGCTGCGGCAAGAACGCTCCGCAGGGAACGCGCGGCAGGAATCGCCGCGAAGCGCCCGGAAGGGCAACGGGTTACGGCTGTCCGCAGCATACCCTAAAGCGATTTTAGGGTATTACAGCCTATGCCTGACGGAACACGTCACGCGCGGCAGTTCACAGGGAGGGGTGAATGTTTTGGAAGGGCTGCACAATCTAAAAGACCGCATCTGTGATTTTGAAAACCTGATGGGCGCTTACCGGGACGCCGCAAAGGGTAAACGGTATCGCAATGAGGTTTTGGACTTTTCTTTCAACCTGGGCGCGAATCTGCACCAGATACAGAAAGAGCTACTGGATATGACCTACAAGGTGGGGCCATATCGGGAATTTTATGTACGCTACCCGAAGCCGAGGCTCGTCATGGCGCTGGGTTTTCGGGATCGCGTTGTGCAATGGGCCATTTACCGGCAAATCAACCCATATCTGGACAAGCGATATATCACGCACAGCTACGGGTGCCGGAAGGGCAAAGGAACGCTGCCAGCGGCGGAGTGCCTGCAAAACTGGCAGCAGAAGATCAGCCGGAAGCCGGACGCGGACGAATGGTATCTTATCAAGGGCGACATCAGCAAATACTTTTACCGGGTTGAACACGGGAAGGTGCTGAATACCTACGACGAGGTATCAGACGACGTCTGGTTTCGCTGGCTTATGCGGACGATCATCAATAACCCGGACGTGCCTTTCGGCCTGCCTCCGGGGATGAAGCCGGATGATTGCCCGCGATGGCGGCGGCTCTATGATGTGGGTATGCCCATCGGCAACCTGACGAGCCAGGAAACGGCCAACCTGTTTCTGGACAAGCTGGATCAATTCATCAAGCGCACGCTGAAAGTACACTACTATGTGCGCTATATGGACGATTTCTGCATTCTCGTCAAGGGCAAGGAGAACGCAAAGCGAATATTCGCCGCCATCGAAACCTTCCTTCGGGACGAGCTGCTGCTTGACATCAGCCCGAAAAGTCGAATCCAAAAGGCGACGGCCCCGGTTGAGTTCGTGGGCTATCTGCTGACGCCACACGGCATCCGCATGAGGCGAAAGACCACGACGCACATCAAGCGGAGCCTGCGCTTCATCATGGCGGCCTTTGCCGCATGGCAAATCAGCTATGACGCGGCGATGGAAAGCGTGATCTGCTATATCGGGATGTGCAAGCATTGTAACGGTCACAACATGATCCGCTGGATCGAGGAACACTTTGTACTTCAAAGGTGCGACAATATGAATATTGAGAGCGATCAGCCGCCGGGGAGGCGGCATTTTTATACCATCCAGGAGCAGGAGGACGGCACGGTGGACGTGTATCTGCGGCCCCATGTGCTGCCCCTGACGACGGAGGACGGCGCGACAGACTACGACGTGGAAATGCTCGTTGTGCGAGGCGTGGAGCCGTTCGACGGGATGGAGGAGGACATCAGGGCGCGCTATGACGACTGGTGCGCCAGTGCGGAGGTGGTCTATTTATGAAATTGCCGCGTGAACTGCTGGAAGCAGCGATCTTTATAGGGGCGCTGGCCCTTTTATTTATTCTTTTCAGCGTGGTTTGCATTGTCGGCATCGCATGGACGCACTATCCGCACGGAATACGACGAAAGCGCAAAAAGGAGGATAAGGCGTGAAAAAGATTGCAGACATCAGCCATTATCAGGGGGCTATCGACTGGAGCAAGGCAAGGGACGATCTGGAGATGGCGATTTTCCGCGCCAGCGTCGGCAGCAACGCGGACAAGCGCTATCTTGAATACACGGAAGCCTGCGGGATTCCCTACGGCGCGTATCACTACGTCAAGGCCGGAACCGCCGAGGCGGCCAGAACGGAAGCCCGGTTCTTCGTGGAGTGCGCAAACAAGGCAAAGCACAGGCCGCTTTTCTACATCGCGGACATCGAATACAGCGCGCAAACGGCGACGACCACCGAGGCCGTATGCGTCGCTTTCCTGGAGGAGCTGCGGAAGCTGGGCTGTGAAAAGATCGGCCTGTACATCAACACCCGCTACAAATGGGCGGGAAAGGCAATCTCCCTTTGCGACATCATGTGGATTCCGCATTGGGGGAAGAACGACGGCAGCGTGCCCGCGAAATCCTACGCGCCGAAATACTACTGCGATCTTTGGCAATACACCAGCAAGGGCCGCGTAAACGGGATCAGCGGCAACGTGGATTTGGATATGCTCTACGGCGACAAGCCGCTGGAATGGTTCACCCAGGAGGCGGAGGACACCGAGGAAACCGAGGACAACACCGACGAAAACGAGGAGGCGGGAAACATGGGATTTGACCGGCAGAAGGTAATCGACATCGCTTTGGCCGAGGAGGGCTATCTGGAAAAGGCCAGCAACAAAGACCTGGACAGCAAGACGGGGAACGCAGGCAAGAAGAACTACACCAAGTACGCCCGCGACATGGACGCCATTCCCGGATTCTACAACGGCAGGAAGCAGGGCGTCGCCTGGTGCGACGTGTTTGTGGACTGGTGCTTCGTGCAGGCTTACGGCGTGGACGACGGGCGCGCGCTGCTGTGCCAGCCGACGAAAAGCTGCGGGGCCGGATGCAAATACAGCCGCCAGTATTACAAGGCCAAGGGCAGGCTATTTGAAAGCCCGGAACCCGGCGACCAGATTTTCTTCTATCCGGCGGACGGGATCGGCGGCAGCGCCATTTCCCACACCGGCCTTGTGTACAAGGTGGATAACTCCTATGTGTACACCGTGGAGGGCAATACCAGCACCGCGAGCGGCGTTGTCGCCAACGGCGGAGGCGTCGCCAAGAAGAAATACAAGCTCAACTATAACCGTATCGCAGGGTACGGACGCCCCAACTATTCCGCAGGCACCACCATCCAGCCGACACCCACCCAGCCAGAACCCGACAAGCCGGAAACCGGCGAGGAACCGAAGGGAAAGACGGTTGTCGTGACCGCGAGCAGCGTCAATGTGCGCGTAGGCAATGGCACGAACTTTAGCCGGATTACCGCAGTTTCCAAGGGCACGATGCTGGAATGGGTGGCGACCGCAGAAAACGGCTGGCACGCGGTGGTGTACAAGAAGCAAGTCGCCTGGATCAGCGGCAAGTATGCGGAAGTTAGGGGGTGAAATCTATGGACAAGGTGACGCCGGATCAGCTTATGAACACCGTGGTTGTGCTGCTGGCCGTATTCGCGGCAATCGTCACGGTGGATAAGGTGATCGACATCTTCAAGAAGTGGCGGACGCCCAGCACCGACACGGCGAAGAGGCTCGCCGCCGACAAGACGCGGCTCGACGCCCATGACAAGGCCATCCAGAACTTGCAGGAAAGCAATCAAGTGCTCTGCTCTGGCATAATGGCCCTGTTGGATCATGAGCTGCACAACGGGAACGGGGAGCAGATGCAAAAAGCGCGCGACGACATCATGCGCTATTTGCAGGGGAACATCGGCAGGCAGTAAAACCGCGAGCGCTCGCGGTTTTACAACCGGCGGCACGTCCGGCGACGGAGGCAACCGCGCCGCAGGAAATCAAGATGAGGAGGACAGTTCATGAACATTGATCTTACACCTGTATTCCAGGCCATTATCGCGCTGCTTGCGGCGCTTGTGACCTACAAGCTCATTCCGTGGATCAGGAGCAAGACCACGGAAAGCCAGCAGAATAACCTTCGCGCAATGGTGAAGGTGCTCGTTTTCGCGGCGGAACAGCTCTACGGGGCCGGAGAGGGCCACAAGAAGCTGGAATATGTGCGCGAAAAGCTGCTGGAAAATGGATTCGACGTGGACGTGGACGAGATCGAAGCCGCCGTATCTGAATACTTCAATCACGATAAGACGAGGGAGATCACCGTTTCGCAGGCCACGGACGGCGGCATTACGCCGGTTGAGGGCGACGTGATAGCCCCGCTGGAGGATTGGCCGCTGGAAACCATCGCGCTTTTCTGCGAGGACAACGGGATCGACGCGGAGGGCTGCAAGACGAAAGAAGATTACATCCGCGTCATTACCCAGGGAGGCACGAACGAACCGCCCGACACGGCGGAGGAGCCTATCAAGGAATGACAGACGCGCCCCGGCAGGAACGGCCCTTGCCGGGGCTTTCTCTTTTTGACCGTTTATATTTGTCATAATTGAAGGGAGTGAAAACACATGAAGGTTGTACAGCCCATCCGCGATCTGGAGGTATTGCAAAAGTGTTACGACATTGCGCGGGAGCACGACAAGCACAGGAAAACGGGGGAAGTGTGCTGGGAATTGATCTTGCTGATTGGCTTTAATACAAGCCTGCGCGTGAGTGACTTCCGGCGGTTCAAGGTGCAGGATTTGAGGGGCAAGGACTACGCGCAGATACAGGCCAAGAAAACCGGGAAGGAAGCCCGCATACTGATAAACCCCCAGGCGCGGCGGGAGATCAACCGCCTGCTGGCCGGAAGAAAGGCAGACGAGTATATCTTCCAGAGCCGCCAGAAGGACAGCGCTACCCACAAATACCGGCCAATATCGCGGCAGCGGTGCTATCAGATCATCAACCACATAGCCCGCGAGGCTGGCGTAGAGGAGCGGATCGGGTGTCATACGCTGCGAAAGACTTTCGGCTATCACTATTACAAAATGACCGGCGACGTGGTGAGCTTGCAAAGGATATTGTGCCACAGTTACCAGCGGGAAACACTCGTTTACATCGGCGTAATCCAGGAGAATATCGACGAAAGCCTTATGAAGCTGAACATGCTGACGGGAAAGCGGGCGCGGGCATGAGCAGGGGCGACGTGGTGGACAATCCATGCGTAAAGGATTGCCCGGAAAGATCGGCAACGTGTCGCGCAGATTGCGAGAAATACGCCCGGTTTGCCGCCTGGTGCGAGAGGCGGAGGAAGGAGCGGGCGGAGGAAAGGGCGCTGAAAGAGGCCGCCACACACGGCATGAAGCGCGCTATGGCGATCAGACAGTACAGGCAGAAGCAAGGCAGGAAGTAAAGAACAGCCCTCGGAGTGATCCGAGGGCGCTCTTTTTATGCCCATTTGCAGGCCGTGGGGGCTTGTGTTTGTCATATCGGGGCATGGTAAAACACAGCATCCAAAACCGGCCCATTTTTTAGCGCATAAAATAGGAAGCGATTTCCTCCGTATGCGTTTAACACAACCTCCTATTATGACAAAGCCAGGAGGGAGCGCGCAGGGCCTCCTGGGGCATAAAAATAACGCGCACCTTTTCGGGAAAGATGCACGTTAGAATGATCGTGGCGCTTTAGCCTTTGCTGCTGCGGGCGATGTCGTCCCGGATCAGACGCTTTACATAGCCCTGGATGTTCTGCTGGGCTTCCAGATGGGCGATAATATCCGCGTCTGTGCGGATATTGAACTTGAACTTGACTTGACGGGTGTTTTCCTTGTCCCACTTCGCGCCAAGAATATTCTTTGCGCGTCGCTGTTCGGGTGTGTTCCCTCTCGGCATGGTGTCGGCCTCCTTTCGATGCCTATATTATAAATTAGTGTACCCCGTTTGTCAACGCGCGGCCCGACGGGATCAGGCGGCCAGCTCGCAGGACAGGACAAAACCGGGATCGGCCATCGCTTCCGCTTCCTGCATGGCGCGCTGCCGGTTCGGGGCCTTGATGGTACAGGTGAACGTGCCGTAACCGGGCAGGCACGCGGCGACGGTGTATGCTTCGCCGACAAAGAAGCGGCGGATGGCATGGGCAATCTTCGCAATGGTGGTGTTGGCTTTCATGGTGTTGGCTCCTTTCAAAATGATTTCGCGGCGTTATATGGTTTCGGATTCTGGCTCATGAATGGCGACGTAGAAATAATCATCGTGCGGGTCGGAAACGGGTTCATAGTTGACACGCCACACAGCATATTGCAGGGCTTCCTGGTGCTCGTCTTGCGGGCAAGTGTACGGGCACGGCTCCAAGGACAGGACGCGGGCGGCGATATACGGGCCGCAGCAGAACGGTTTGCCGATTTCCGGCAATTCATCGACGACAAGGGCAGTTTCGCAGATGTTCGGCGTAATGTGAAAAATCATGGTGTGCCTCCTTCTGCCCGCGTATATGCCCACGGGCGGGCTAATTATTGATTACAGCGCTTCGCGGGAAATGATGGCAGCCCTGGCCTCCTCGATGGTCGCCCAATGCGGCTCGCGGACTTTGTTTCCGCCGTCGTCGTAAATACACCAGCAATCATATCTGTCAAGCCAGACAATGAGATACGGGCCATATTTGACAGGGCGCGGCTGTTCTTCATCTTCCGGCGGGAACTGCTCAAGAATGGTAAAATACGACTTGATGGATTCCAGGTCATGGCAGCAATCCCCGCCGGGATAACGGTAAATCGCTTCGTAGTCATGATCGACAAGGGGCTGAATGTCTACCAGATAGGCGGTATATCCTCCGTTGCCCTTAATCTTCCAGGGGTAGCCGTCTTTCAGCAGGCGGCGACGATTGCAAGCAGCTTTTTCATGGTGTTGGCCTCCTTCAAAATGATTTCGGGGCGTTGCAGGGGGCGGTGATTATTCCCCGTCCGCCTGCTTGCTGTCGGTGATGTTGAAAATCAGCTTGACGGCCTTTTCGGCGCGGGCGGCGGCGCTGATAATCATTCGCTTGTCGTCCTTCAAAACGCGGAGCCAGGACTGAATATAGGCAGCGGAGTTTTTGAAGCTGGACGGCGTTTCAAGGCCCAATTCATGCAGGCAGCAGGCGGAGCCGATTTCCGCAACAAGCTCCTCTTTGCTGTACGATTCGGAGCCGAAAGCGGCGGCGGCAGCGTCCCCGGTGAAACGGTTTAGCCGCGTTGCGTGGCCGGTGCTATGGGTTGCTTCATGGTACGCGGTGCCGTAATATTCGGCGGTGCTGTCGAATTGCTCCATGATCGGCAGCCGGATAAGGTCACGGGAGGGGGAATAATACGCCCTGTCGCCTATCACATTTTCAAGCCGAATGTTTTCCCGGCGTACATAATCCATCTTTTCTGTTTTGAATGATTTGCATAATAATTATTTATCGAATACTGTGATTT